ATTATAAATATGTTGGAGATTTAACAACTGGTTTGCAAAATTCATATTACAAAGGTTCAAAAAACACAGCAGCAACTACATTAGATGGTTCTTCTCCTATTGAATCGTTTATCAGTAATCCTAATAGTATTAAGGTTCTTCCAGGCAGAACAAGTACAGAACCAATTATTGAAAGTGATGGATAAAATTTTATAAAAACTATATTTATTATTAAAACAATTAAGCTATATGGGATATTTAGATAATACTACATTAACTGTAGATGCAATTCTAACAAAAAAAGGTAGAGAAAAACTAGCCGCAGGGCAGGGATTAAACATTACTCAATTTGCTTTAGCCGATGATGAAATTGATTATTCTCTTTATGAGCCAGCACACCCACTAGGTAGTGCGTATTATGATGTGGCAATTAAAAATATGCCTGTTCTTGAAGCATCTCCCGATGAAACTCAAGTAATGAAGTATAAATTAGTAACTCTACCAAAAAATACGACTCGTATTCCTGTTGTGGAATTTGGTATTCCAAATATATCTGTTAATCAAAGAAGTGGTGAAGTTGCATTATCGCCAACTACTTCTCCTGCAGGAAACAGAAGCTTAGGATATACGGTGATATTAGCAAATAAAAACGCAGGAGATATTATTGGTGAAGGTGTTAGTGCTGATATTGGAACTATTCCTGTATTTATAGGAGATGATGTATCTGCAACTGCCGCAATCGCTAAAGGATTGTCATTCAAATTTATTCCTAACCCATCATTAACATCGACAATTAGAACAACTATTACTGTTTATGGTAATGAAACGGGAGGGTCTCAAACAATCCCCGTAACTGTAACATATATAAATTACACAAGATAAAATAAAACAATCAAATGGCAATTATTAGAGATAATAGAGGAGCCCTTTTAGCAAGCAATCTATCCACCTATTTGGCAGGTGCAGCAAATACAGCCGGAACTCCATTAGATACTATGGAGATTACTCGTATTCTTAATCAATTCTTACCAGAAGGTGAGCAAGTAGAATCAAGAGCAACGGCAATCACCAATGGTATTTACAAAAAGTTTGGTTCTAACGATAAAGTTACAAACAGAACTCAAATTGTTACATCTGGTATATGGAGTGGTGATACTGGTTCTTTGGGAACTTTATATATGAAAAATTCACAAACTGCTTCAATAGCAGGTAGATATTATATAGATGCATATGATAAAGACCCAGCTACCAATACAGCAGCGGAAGTACAATTTTCGGTTGCATATGGCGATGTGCGTGGTTTTGGTGCACCATCATTAGCAGTTGATGATACAAGTTTATTATCTACTAGAGCGATATATGGGCAATTCAAAAATATATTACTAAATCCAACCGACCAATTTTTTAGTGTTTATAGTGGTTCTACATCGGCGGGACACAACCTTTCAGCATTTTATGCAATCAATATAAACAGAGCAAGATATAAAGAAAGATTAGATCCAGGAAATATATCTATAATTTTAGATGGTAATGTTGGTAGAATAACGCTTATAGATGATAGTGGTGGTACTGATGAAAATGTAACAACATCTGGTAGAGTTTACAATATAGTTAGTGGTTCGTTAAATATAGGTACTTCACTAACATCCACAATACAATCAATCACAGCATCCAATGGCCAGGGATTTGGATTATTTTATCCTGATATGGGAGTTATTTTATTAAACCCACAAGCATTAGCAGTTACTGTAGATACTGGGTTAGGTGCATCGGTAAGTACCACAGCTGCGGGCACATATTTTAACAATTCATCTTCACTATCTGGATCTAGAAAACTTATTGATTGTATATCCACAGGTGCCGATTTCCAAGCTCGTAGAACCGAAAATGTTTCTACTTCACATTATTTTGTAAGAGCTAACAATAGAGAATTTAATTTCTCAAATAATCCAGCATTTGTGACCGGATCTGCAGGACAATTCGTTGTTGGTGCATTTGAAAAAGACCCACATGTATATGTTACATCCGTTGGGCTTTACGATGATGCAAATGAATTATTAGCAGTAGCTAAAGTAAGTACGCCGGTAGAAAAAACATTTGATAAAGAAATAGCAATTAAAGTTAAATTGGATTTTTAATATAGAACTAAATCTACTACCAACCCACCTATATTGGTGGGTTTTTAGTTAAGAGGATATTTATATTTGATATGTTAAAAAGGATTCCAAAATCAGATATTTCAATTAGACCATTCAAAGCGTATAAGGAATGGCATTTTCAATCGGCATCAGTATCACCAATTTCTATATTTGAGGCCGAACTATCCGATTATACAAATACGACAACTACCGACTCAAATGGGTTTAGTTTTAATAAACATTCCCTTTATGGTCAGTTACGTGCACAATTTTATAATAGTGAAGTTGATAATCCATTAAAACGAATTGGTAGAAAAACAAACATATACACAGATAACCCAATAGAAAAAGAAAGATATTTAGAAAACGGTGCTAAGATATTATCAATACCACAAAGATATATTGGAGATGGTATTAAGCCAGGATCGGTATCACTTAGGATAACAGCTGATAATGATGAGCTTTGGGAGCTAACCGATGATGGTTATAGTAACTTGTTGGTTGGACAATCGGATGTATTGGAAGTGAGCCTTTTGGATTTTCAAACCGGTCAATTTAATTTTACAAATTACAAAACCGGTACACCGTATTCAACATCGGTAGATAGTAATACTTGGGACTTAAATAGTGGTGCAATTAGAATAACATCGGGTGGTATTGATTATGATACCGTTTTGTATAGTTGGGATGCAAATGCAACACCATCTTTAATGTATGTAAAAAATTTAGCATTTTTAGAAGGGCAATTTGGACTTTTGTATGGTGGTAATGTTTTTTATGGACAAGGTATAATAAGTATAACAAGAGCATACGATAATCTTCTTAATAAAAATTGGGAACTAACATATAAATCAAGTCAAACTAACTATGAGCATGAATTTTTATTAGTTGTAAATGAAGATGAATTTAATGTTTCTACAAATCCAACCGCAATAATAGCTACCGATGATGTTTATGAAACATTTTTAGATACTAGAGGTAAATATATTAAAGTAAATTCAAATCCAGGCCCCAAATATATAAGAAAAAAACACGTATTAGATAATGGAACGGTAATGGATTTTCGCTATACAGGTTCAATATCATCTTCCGTAACTAATGATTGGCTTTATGCTGGCTTTGAACATTGGGAAATTAGTGGTTCAACAGATCGTACTGGTTCATTTTTAGCACCATTTATTACAACTATTGGGTTATATGATGATGATTGTAATTTAGTTGCGGTAGCAAAACTTCCAACTCCAATTAAATCTTTACACGATTTGCCAATAAACTTTATTGTAAGATTTGATACTTAAAACATTTTTTTTTATATTTATATAAAATTACAACTATGGCAGATAAAGAATTATTATTAAGATTATACGAAGAAAATCAATCTTTACTTGGTACGGATAAAATCACATTTGATGTTGGATTGGCCCGTAATACACCTTTCAGTATTGATGCTACAAAAGAAATAGATGAACAAGTATTAACAGCTGAGAAATTCAAAGTTGGTAGAGGTGGTCAAGTGAACTCTGTAAAATACTCTGAGACCGTTCAGCGTTAATCCTATTATGGCTAAAAAGGTTACAAAAAAGAAAAGCTCTAAATGGGTAGCAAGAGTGTATGGATTCAAGTCGGGTCTCGAAGAAACTATTGCGACTCAAATATCCGATAAAGGAATTGAAGTCAAATACGAATCCGAAACCATAGGTTATCTTATACCTGCTTCCGAACACAAATACCATCCCGATTTCAAATTACCAAATGGAATAATCGTTGAGAGTAAGGGTAGATTTGTGATAGCAGATAGGAAAAAGCACCTTCTAATAAAATCACAACACCCCGAATTAGATATACGATTTGTATTTACTAATTCAAAAAATAAAATAAGTAAGAAATCTAAAACCACATACGCCGATTGGTGTATTAAAAATGGGTTCAAATACGCAGATAAATCAATACCAGATGAATGGTTTAGTGAGTAGGAAGAAGTAAAATTCTTCCTATTTTATTTGGTAAAATGAGGTATTTTTCGTATATTGGAATATGTTAAGTTCTATTCAAAAAAATACAGTTACTACAACATTATATAACTCATTAGGTCAATACTCAAACCTAAAAGGAAACGAACTGGCGTTTTACTGCCCGTTTTGTCATCACCATAAACAAAAGTTACAGGTTAATTTAGAAACTCAAAAATGGCATTGTTGGACTTGTAATAGTGGTGGACAGAAAATAACATCTCTTCTTCGTAAATTAGATATTGATAAAAAAACAATATCTGCGATAAGAGAAATCTATGGTGATTCTACATATCAACCAGCAAAAGAGGAAAGTGACAAAGTATTTATATCCTTACCAAAAGAATATATTTCATTAGCAGAAGAGCCAAAGGGATTTAATCCTGAATATAAACATGCTATTCATTATCTTTCTAAACGTGGAATAGGAATAAAAGAGATTGTAAAATATAACATTGGATATTGCGTTGAGGGATTATATGCAAGACGTGTTATAGTTCCATCATATAATTACGATGGTTCTCTAAATTATTTTGTATCTCGCTCTTATTATGAAGAGAACGGAATGAAATATAAAAACCCACCTATATCAAAAAATGTTATATGCTTTGATTCACAAATAAATTGGAAAGAAACTCTAATACTTTGTGAGGGTGTTTTTGATGCGATAACAATTCGTAGAAATGCAATTCCACTTTTAGGCAAATTCCCATCGAAAAATTTAATGGAAAAGATATTCCTAAATGATGTTAAAGAGATTGTTATATCATTAGATAACGATGCTATGAGTGAGGCATTAAAAATATCAGAGTACTTCAGAAAGCAAGGTATAAATGTTCGCTTAATGAAAGCAGATGATAAAGATGCTTCGGAAATGGGTTATGATAACTTCTATAATAAACTAAATAAAACTAAAGAATTTAATAGTGAGGAATTACTATTATCAAAAATAAATTCTATATGAAATTAAAAAAGATTTACCATATTGCAGATGTACATATTCGTAATGTAAAGAGGCACAAAGAATATAGACAGGTGTTTGAAAAAATGTTTGCGGAAATTCGTAAAAGTGGAACAGAAGATTCAATCATTTATTTGGCGGGTGATATTGCCCATGCTAAATTAGAAATGTCACCGGAGTTAGTTAATGAAATAAGTTGGTTATTCAAAGAGTGTGCAAAACATTGCCCAACAATACTAATAGCCGGTAATCACGATTGTAATATGAATAACTCAGATAGGCTTGATGTTCTTACTCCTATTGTGGATGCATTAGACCTACCAAACTTTCATTATTTAAGAGATACACAAGTCCATACAATAGATGATGTCGATTTTGCTGTATTCAGTATTTTTGATAATAAAGATAATTGGCCTAAAGCAGATACTCTTACGGGTAAAACTAAAATTGCTTTATTCCACGGACCAGTTGATAACTCACAAACTGATATTGGTTATGTAGTTAGTAGTCGCCATTTTACAACGGATATTTTCGATGGTTATGATATGGCTCTATTGGGTGATATTCATAAACGTCAGGAATTGATTAGTCCGAAAGGTTGTAAAGTGGTTTATGCCGGCTCATTGGTACAACAGAACTTTGGTGAAACCTTACATAGTCACGGCTTTCTTGTTTGGGATTTAGATACACAAACATTTGAAGCAGTGGATATAGAAAATGATTATGGATATTATACATTGGATGTTAATAGTGGTGTAGTACCGGTTGTATCGGATATGCCGAAATATCCAAGACTTCGTGTTAGACTTTCAAACACAGATACCGCAGATACGAAACGTGTTATGACCGAAATCAAAATGCGTTATGGTGTAGATGATTTTACAATTATTCGTACCGACTCTCTTTCCAAATTAAAGACCGGCGATAGGAATAACAAATTAGATTTTGAAGATATTACGGATATTAACTATCAAAACTCATTACTAAATGATTATGTTAGTCGAATGATGCCGTTTGTTACGAATGAAGATTTGGCAGGAATTGAAAAGATAAATACAGATATAAATAGTCGTATTGTACACGATGAAATACAAAGAAATATACATTGGAAACCCATAAGCTTTACATTTTCAAATATGTTTAGCTATGGTGAGGATAATAAGATTGATTTTACAAAGGTTAGTGGTTTAATGGGGTTATTTGCTCCAAACGCTTCCGGCAAATCATCTTTATTTGATGCTATATCTTTCTGCCTTTACGATAAATGTAGTAGAGCATTCAAAGCACAATACATTTTGAATAATCGTAAAACAACATTTGATTGCCAATTACATTTTCAAATAAATGGAATTGATTACCACATTCGTAGAGAAGCTCGTACAATCAATAAAGGTAAGAATGTAAAAGTTGATGTCCAATTTTGGAGAAATGAAAATGGTCAAGCGGTATCTTTGAATGGTACGGAAAGACGTGATACTAATACGATAATTGAACAATATGTTGGTACTTACGAAGATTTTGTATTAACTGCCCTTTCATTACAGGGTAACAATGCTCTATTCATTGATAAATCTCAATCTGAAAGAAAAGAGTTACTGGCTCAATTTATGGGATTGAATATATTTGATAAACTATATGAAACGGCCAGTGAGGATATTAAAGAGGTTTCAGTATTGATTAAGAACTTTAAGAAAACGGATTTCACAACAGAACTTTCCGAAAAGCTTAAAGAATTAAAAACCAAAAAGGGTGAGTTAAAAATACAGCAAGAATTATTAGATGATGTTTCGGATAGTAAAAATCAAGTGTTAGAAGATATACTCGATTTAACAAAAGAACTTGCACCAATAGATTCTAGTTTGGATATAGATAATCTTAACAAGTCTAAAAAAGAAATAGAGGAAAATGTATTGGGTATTGAAATTGAAAAGACAAACAAAGGAAATAAGATAACGGAATACAAAAACTTATTAACAGAAATATCCGAATCTATTGAGAGAAATAAAACTATTAACGATAAACCAATAGAAGATGCGAAGCGTGAATGGGATGATTACAAATCGGAACTATCAGATACCGAACACAAAATAGAATTACTTGAACAATCAATTAAAGC